TGTGGTTGAATGCCACAAGCGACACAACGCGGATCTTTTTATCGACCCGCTTTGATCGGTGCCGAATGTCGAGACTATAAGTCCCGTCAGACAACACGTATTGAGAGTGAAGACTCTCGTTGATGATACGTGGCATAACCTGAGCAACAGCATTAACTGTTATTGTTTGTGGATCTGAAAGCATAAAGGGTTAACCTCTTTTGGTATGAGTGTTAGCCCGTGGAGTTGAACTAGATTACTCAAGTCTAATTCGGAACTATGCACCACGGGAAATAAATCCTGAGTCGCGTCGGGTTATCCCGATAGCGCCCAAGATTGCCCATTGACGGGCCGACAAGTTCGACCACGTCAGGTCAAATCCGTACGGACTATCTGCCACCTTCCGCTGTTTCTTTTCAAGTTGGCGTTGCCACTGAAAAGTGCGGGGCCCAGACCAAGCATTAAGTACCGAAGTTTTCGTTACATAGCGCTCGGTCTGTTTCATGATGTACAGATATCTGGACACAATTCCGTCATTGACAAACTCATCATGGTGCTCAATAAAGTCACCTACATGAGTAAACCAATCGACGGCCCATGTCCAAGGAGTAATCTTCCACAAGAGTGTCGGGTTAACTCGAAGTCCATAGATAGTTAAGAGCTGACGGACGCGAGTCCAATCAGAATCGAAACCTTCTAAGGACGAATCGAATTCCGGTCGGTAATACTTAAAAGAGCCAACAGCCCAAACACGAGTTGTCTTACGCTCGTTGATGGTGCATGAGCCCTTAGTAGTAACACCGTTAAACGAAAAGTCTTTGAGAAGATTCTGGAATCTGAAATCAGATGAACTCGGCATTGTTGCCGAGCCAGCAATTTTCCCAAGTTCTGTAATCGTTTCACTCTTTTCTAGAACACTCTTCCTCCTCATCCAAGTATTGTTGAACACTATAGTGTCAGCAATGTACTTGGTAGCGTTATCGTAAAGATCAAAAAGCTTTACGAGATCGCCAATAAAAGGAGCCCATCCGAATTCGTGATTCAGGAAATTGTCTGCAACCGATCTAGGATGCATGACAGTCCCAGCATACCCGCCACCAAAGGATCTCCAAGTATTATGTAGGAGATTCGCTGAGGTTTCGAGTTGGCCAGGCAGGTCCTTAAGTTCATAAATGAACTGGGCCAGACTGGTCCTGGACACGTGGGGCTTGGTTTTATCCCAAGCGAGAGTGTCATATCCGGAAATCGTCGGTATGTTGCTGTCGAAATAAGAAGTGGTCGTGTCATTGGGCCACGTTCCGTCATCAACAATTAACCCTGAGTATTCATCTCGAGCGAGCCCATTAAAAAATGGGTTCCCGACAGAAGACATCTTCAGGGAACCGATCGATTGTGCATTCGGAAGACGGTACTTTAACGCTGCAAACGGTCCTCCTGACCTATACGGGGGTCCTGGGTTTAATACATCCCAGCACCTTTGTAAGGTTTGAGAGTCCTTTGGAGTACCCGTCGACAATATTTGTGTCGTCGACGAAAGGTTCCCACTCGAGTTGTAAGATTTTAACAACCCTAATTGGGATCCAGCAGAGATTTTTCTCCCCCTCTGATCGCCATAAAACTGACGATTTTCAGGTGGGACAATCTCTCTGTACCTTGAGGGCGAACTTCTGACCTTGTATCCCGTCTGCTTCCTCCGCTTGACTTTGCGGGAGAAGCGTGAAGGCTTACAAGACAGTACAACACGGCCGCCATGCTTACTGGTGTATAAAGTTAAAACACCAGTACACTTGCTACCGGTTCTACGTTCGTATTCCTCGTTCCAAGCAGTATCTTCCGATACATCCTTTAAGGATCCGGGCATAAACAACTCCTCTTTCTGGATTGAGAAACGCGCTATTAACACGTCTCAGATACCCC